CAACAAGACAAGCTTTTTATATTGTACATAACTCTACTGGTCAAAATATAGTTTTTAGGCAAAGAACAAGTGGAACAAGTGAAGAATTGTCAGCTGCCTCAACAACAATTCCCAACGGTGGTAAAGGTTTTATTTATGCAGATGGTAAAGGTTCGGGTGCTGCAAATGTAGTTGATTTACTAGATGGAGCCGCTGGTAATTTAGATATGTTAAATGGATCGACTACTGCGACAGCAACAACTATAGCCGATGCAGATAGGGTTATTATAAATGATAACGGCACAATGGTTCAAGCTGCCGTGACCGATGTAAGCACTTATGTAAATGCAAATCTTGTTACAGTTCCTAGTGCTATAACATCCGCTACTGCCACATTAACACCAAGTGCAGCACAATCAATATATCAAAAAGTGGATACCTCAAGTAACAATGTAGCTTTGACTTTAGCAATAGGTAGTTTAGCTATAGGTCAGTATATAATCGTAGATAAAACCAGCTCTTCAAATACTTTGACTTTAACTTATCCGTCTAATTCGCAAGGAGTAAGTTTAGGTAATTCAGTTTCTTTTGCGATTGCGATTAATCAAAATGGAACTGTTTTTACTTTTGTAGAGACAATCAAATATTAGGTGAAAGATGGCAATACCATTAATATCAAATATTGGATTTACTGAGGTAAGTTCGGCAGGTAATTTAAATACGCTCGCAGGTTCTAAAATAAATATGCCTTTGCAATACTTTAAATTAACGGGTGCAATAACAGGACAATTAACTTTGTCTGAGAACAGCAACCATAAAAAAGTTATATTGGATACTGATGGAAACAATATTATAAATACAGATGGTTCTCCTTTAAACTTTACTTGTCCATCTGGCGTACCTGTAGAATTAAAAGGTAGTGGCAATGTGCAATCACAGAAAAGAACATTTACATCTACAGTTTCAGACTCTTCTAATACGGGAACTACCACGATAGCCACAGGGGGCGATTCTACAATGGTTGTTTCTAACATAAATTTATATCCAGATAATTCTGTGTCTGGAAGTTATCAACCAAGTTTTGGTCCAGGAGCTCCAAATAGTTCATCTATATTTCAAATAGCAGATGGTCAAACTGGAGGAAGTAATAGTTTTGGAAACGCTTGGAGACTAAGAGTTCCGTCAGGTCAAACTTGGCAAGTAGGCTCTGATATTCTTACTGCTGGGACTGACCTTACAGCTTCTCAAAATAACACCGCGATAGGAGCTTCAAATGGTTTTGATAAAATTACATCTTTTTCGGTCGTAATAGACACGGGTGCAGGTGGGGATTCAACCCGAAGCTTTCATCCAAGTACTTGGACCTCAGGTTTTGCTGGAGACTCTAATAAGTACGACACTAACAATACTACAGGTCAAAATTTAATATACAACGTAACTACTGGAAGATGGGAGGGTTATAATGGAACAACTTTTGGTCATACTCCCACTGGAAGAAGAGGTAATGCAGCACCGCCTCAACTTATAACTTTAACAGTTGGTGTTCAGGCAGAAAGCAGAAGATTAGTTTTTACAAATAATACTTCTCACACAATAACCCTATCTGGAGGAGACCCCTTCACAGACACATCAGTTGCAGCTGGAGCAACGTCAACTGTAGACAGGACTAATTCAACAACCGGCTCTTTTGATATAACAGGCACGTTTCCAGCAACTAATGATAGCGGAGCCCCTTTATCATCAGTAGGTGTGAATGAAGGAACTGCAACTGTAAATACTTCAGCACAAAGTTATACTGGACAATTATCGGTAAAGGCTTTCTAATGGCATATACAAGTTTAAAATTTAGACCAGGCATTGTATCAGATGTTACCTCTTACAGTAATGAAGGAGGATATGTCGATGGCGATAAAATTAGATTTCGTAATGGATTTCCTGAAAAGTTTGGTGGATGGGTAAAACATAATGCTAATACATATTTAGGGTCTGCAAGAAGACTACATAATTGGGTTGCTCTTGATGGTTCTGATTTTCTTGGAATAGGCACACACCTAAAATATTACATAGAAGAAGGTGGCACTTTTAATGATATCACTCCAGAAAAAGATCCAACTTCTGCGGGTGAGGTTACTTTTTCTGCAACAAATGGTTCAACCACTATTACTGTAACAGATAATGCCCACGGAGCTAATGTAAATGATTTTGTTACTTTTTCTGGGGTAGATTCTAATGGTCTTGGATCAGGTGGTAATATTACACAAACAGTTTTACAAGCAGAGTTTCAAATTGTATCTATCATAAGTTCTAATTCTTATACAATAACGTCAAGTGTAGCAGCTAATTCATCTGATACTGGTAACGGTGGATCAAGTGTAGTGGGAACATATCAAATAAACACAGGTCTTGATGCCACAGTTGGCGGTACAGGGTGGGGTGCTGGTCAATGGAGTGGCACGACTGACGGAGCATTAGCTACAACAATCAATGAGGGTGGTGCATTCAGTAACTCAGATACAACGCTTACAGTTGCGAGTGGGTCAGGTATTGCCGTAGGAGATATCATTATAATAGAAAAAGAACTACTTTTTGTTTCTGGTGTTTCCACTAACGATTTAACAGTTGTTCGTGGTCATACTGGTTTGAACGCTAATACTGATCCAGTGGGTACGTCTAGCTCTACACAAGACACAAATTCTTTTTCTGTCGCTGCTGCTCATGCAGATGGAACGCTTGTTCGTTTAGCAAAAGGCAATGCCACGGCAACTGATGATTTTGTAGGATGGAGTAAAGCATCCTCAATCACGACTCCCGGAGCTGAAATAAGGACATGGTCACATGATAACTTTGGTGAAGATTTAATTTTAAATCCAAGAGATGGAGCTATATATTATTGGGATAAATCTACTGGACTTGGTACTCGTGCAGAGGAACTAAACGATACCTCTCTTTATACTGGAAAATCAAGTATACCTACTATAGCTAAACAAGTTTTAGTTTCTGATCAAGATCGCCATGTTATTGCTTTTGGTTGCGATGGGTTTGGTGCATTATCTACATCTCCGCAGGGTAATGGTATACAAGACCCACTCTTAATACGTTTTAGTTCACAAGAAAATCCGGTGGATTGGTTTCCAACTGCAACAAACACAGCTGGTGATTTAAGGCTTGGTGGTGGGTCAACTTTCATGCAGGCAGTAGAAACAAAACAACAACTCCTTGTGTTTACAAACAAAACGCTACACTCTATGAAATTTATTGGACCGCCCTTTACTTTTGGCTTGCAAGAATTATCGAAAAATATCACAATCATGAGCCCAGCCTCTGCTGTAGCGGTTGAAGATATTGTATTTTGGATGGGTGTTGATACCTTTTATGTTTATGCTGGGGGCACACAACAGCTACCATGCACTGTAAAAGATAAAGTATTTTTAGATTTTAATTTTGATGAAAGAGATAAAGTTCATGTAGGTGTTAATTCAGAATTCAGTGAGGTTATTTGGTTTTACCCAAAAGCAGGTAGTTCTTCTGTCAATGCTTATGTTGTTTATAACTATACCGAAAAAGTTTGGTACTATGGAACATTAAACAGAGATGCTTGGATAGATCGTGGAATTAGAACCTTTCCAATAGCCACAGGCAATTCTTTATTATATAACCATGAATTAACAAACGACGATGATGGTTCTGCTATGACTTCATTTATTGAGACAGGGCCTATGGATATGAGTGATGGTGATAAATTTATATCTATAAAACAAATGTTACCCGACATTACTTTTAATGGATCAACTGATCCAACCCCAAGTGTTTCATTTACACTTAAAGCTAAAAACTCAGCCGGTGGCAATTTTTTACAATCAGAGTCAAGCAACACAACACGAAGCACAACAACTCCAGTAGAACAATTTACAGATAAAATTGATTATCGTGTACGAGGACGTTCTTTCGCTTTAAAAGTAGAATCTACAGGCACTGGGGTCAAGTACAAGTTGGGCACACCTCGTGTTGATATGCGACCAGATGGGAGAAGATGATGCTTGTCAACGGTATACCACAATATTTGCAAAATTTACGAAATGCAACAGTAGATTTAACAACAGCAAACACTGGACTGCAAAGTGTTTACACTGTACCAACAGAGGCAGATTTTAATGCGTCAGTTATTAGTTCTATACTGGTATCAAATGATAGTGGGAGTGACTCAACAATTGATGTCTTTATAGATAGTTTGCCTATATTTAAAGCTAAAGCAGTTTCAGCAAATACAACAGTAGAATTGTTAACAAAAGATCTTGTACTTAATGAAGGTGAAATTTTAAAAGTTCAAGCAGCACATAATGATAGATTAGCGGTCGTTGCAAGTATACAAGAATTTGCAAAGACAAGAATAACAACAAGTGCTATAAGTGGAATATAGACTTAACAAAAAAAATGAGGTAGTATCTGTCTATGGATCTGGCAATTAAGGAAGAAAAAATACCATCTGGCGGTATAGCTGACTTTATTTACACGGATGAGGAGCTACAGACCTTAGAAAACCAAGAGGTTGAACAAGAGTTTGGTAAGGGCGGTATAGCACAATTTAAAGAGGTTGGTAAGAAAATAGCGACCTATGGTCGTTATGGTGATGATACTGTTGCTCACCTTGAAACAGGTGAGCTTATCGTGCCACGGGCCTTGATAGAAAATAATCCAGAACTCAAAGAAAGTATTTTTTCTCATCTAAAAGAGCTGGGCGTTGAAGATCCAGAGAGATATGTCGTTGGAACAAAGAAAAACAGTATAAATCCTGATACAGGTTTACCTGAGTTCTTTCTTAAAAAGTTATTTAAAAGTGTATCAAAAGGTATAAGCTCTATAGGTAAAGGCGTATCAAGAGCATTAAGTGGTGTTGGTAAAGCTCTTAAAAAAGTCGCTCCAATAGTTTTGCCAATGGTATTAGCAGCCACGCCTCTTGGGCCAATCTATGGTGCAGCTTTAGGTTCAGGTATCTCAACGCTTATGCAAGGTGGTGATCTAGGGGATGCGGTTAAAAGTGCAGCCTTGGCTGGTGGAGTAGGTGCTATTTACAGTGGTGCAAGTAGTGCTATGGCTGGAAAAGGTTTTGGAGCAGGTATATCTGCGGATTTGGCTAATCCTGGTGCAAGGTTTGATCAATTATCTTTGACCGACCCTTTTAAATCTTTTCAACCTACCGCTTCAAAAGTTGACATTCAAAAATTAGACCCAATAAAAACAGCTGATATTGACGTTACGGTGGGTAAAGATAATTTTGGAGAATTTGATCCTTTGATACCAAAAGGTGGAAAACAATTGCCTAAACCTAAGGGAACTTTAGACACAGTAAGCGATTATATGTTTAGAGGCGGAAAATCTAAAAGTGAAATTATTGCAGCTCAAGATTTAGCAGAGCAGAAATATCTGGCAAACGCTAAAGCAAAAGGTTTTGCTCCTACAGAAGCCGGTATAAAAGCTGCTAGAGCAGATGCAGGTCCAGGGTTTTTAACTAAATTTGGTCCAACAGCTGGTCTAGCTGGTCTTGCACTTTATGCTGGCGGTGCTTTTGATGCACCTGAACAAGATAAGCTTAACATACCTATTAGTGGTATGGAGTTATTTAAACAAAACCCTGACTTATATAGAATTGCAAACTTAACGCCGAGACGAGCAACACGCAAAGATGAGACAGAAAAAGAAAGAGATTTTATCTACGAGCCTTACAGGTTTAAAGACCCTAGCATATTTTATGCAAGACAAGGCGGACTAGCTGCCCTTGGATCAACTATAAACCAAAAATTACAAGAACCAGCTGGTATGAAAGCACAAGAGATACCAAGTTTCTTAAAAGAAGTAGAGACAATGACAGAAGCTAAATTTGGAATAGATATACCAAGTTTAGGCGAGAGACCTTTAGGACTAGGTATGCCTCAGATACCTAGAGAAATTACAAATCCTAGCTTAGGTGGCATCCGATTAGGATCTTCCGGTCCTGCTACTACGATACTGGAAGGATTGCCTAAATCAGATTTTGGTGACGTTTTTCAAGCTTATATGCCTATAGATCAAGGTGAGGGTATAGATCAGTTTGGTAAACCTATGCCAACAAACGAGCAGACAGGTCCAGCAATGACTGACGATGAACGTTTAAATATGTTAAAATCAGCTTTTGGGCAAGGTGTATCTCAAAGTAGTGCAGGTGCTTTTGGTGGGGGAGGTGCCAGACAATCAGGTTTACAAAACTTTATAACTGGGATCGGGGCTTTAGGTTTAGCTGATGGCGGTGATGTATTTCCAAGAAGAAATGGCGGTATTGGACCAAACGAAGGTACACCCGGCAAAGATAGCGTTAGAGCTATGCTGATGCCGGGCGAATTTGTAATGACAACAGACGCCGTAAGAGGTTTAGGTAATGGAGATCTTAACACTGGCATAAAAAATATGTATAGTGTAATGAGTAAGTTAGAGAAAAAAGGAAAGGCGATGGCATAATGGCTACAGA